ATAATGGACGTTACATTTAGATATCTATTTTAGAGGAGAAAGATATGAAATTAAATAGACAGATAGTAAAAGACTTTAGAGCAATATTAGATGACATACTCAACGATAATGAGAGTCTTGAACAGTTTATCGTCAAAGTGGGTAATGCGTCCTTTGATGATACAGAAGTAACATTCAAGGTGAATCTCAGGCTCAAGGGTGCAGAGACTAGAGAGCAGAAAGACTTGAGAAGATTCGCAGAGATGGACAAGGTAGACACTTCCAAGATAGCAGAAGTCAGAGGAGAAAAATACTCCCTGATTGGCTACAGAAGAACAGCGAAGACAAGACCCTATATCGTGCAGAACTTACACAACGATAAGGAGTACATATTCACAACGGCACTAGCTCAACAATATTTTGGAGTAGAAGTATGAAAGCATATTTGATAGACCCTAAGAAAAAAGAGGTGACAGAGGTAGAATACTCTGGTGACTACAAGGACATATACAAACTAATAGACTGTTCCACGTTTGACGTTGTGGGTATCACTCCGAAAGGAGATGGAATCTACGTGGATGACGAGGGACTCTTTGCAGAGGAAAGAGTATATTGGCAGTTTGATTATAGTGATGGGCAACCATACATCAGGCTAGTCAACAAGGGACTTGTGTTAGGCACTACCATTGAGGGAGATAGTATTGAACCTGACATATCATTAGAGAAGGTAAAGGAGAAAGTTGTATGGCATTGGTAAAGAAGTACGCAGTAATGTTTGAACCCTTTGAAGAAGATGGACTAGAGTACGTCAAAGAGGGTTGTGGAGCAATGTGGACAGATAAGAGTCCTATCAAGACCTTTGACACTAAAGAACAGGCAGAGGTGGAGATGAAAAAGTGGAACACAGGAATAGTAGTGGAGTATGGATATGAAAACAATTAGTATAGAGCCTAAGGATAGAATAGAGTTACTCAGGTATGTCAATATGTTGAGAGAACTAAACTGTAATACATCAGAGAAGATACCTATCTACTATGAACATGTTTGTGAGTTGGAGTCTCTCATGCACAAGCTATCGTTCATACTAGAGTTTGAACAACCAAAGGATAGACATGGTGGTTGGTATACAGACTATCAACTCAAAGAAGATTTACCAGAGGAGAAATCGAATGACAAGACCCACTAAGGAAGATAGGAAGAAGTATGACATTGACTTTGCAGGAGACTTGAAGTTTGGTCTAGGCATGGAAGATGAAGTCATAGCCATGTTCAAGGACAAAAAGATAGAGGTCAAGTCTGAGAAAGGTATGTGGCAACGTACTGGAAATATCGCTGTGGAATATGAATCATGGGGGAAACCATCAGGTATCAACGCTACGGAGTCCGACTATTGGTTTCATAATCTGTGTATCAATGGTGATATATATGCCACACTTGTATTTAAAACGGAGACACTACGAAAAATAGTTGACTCACTTGATTTTATAAAGACGGTGAAGGGTGGAGACCACAACGCATCCAAGATGTACCTTGTAAATATTAAGAAATTATTCTCCAGTGATGTCATCAAGGCATACAAGGGTGTTGCAGAAATGCAGCAAGAAAATAAATCTGATGAAGAGTGTTGACAGGATTTATTATTACTGTATAATATTACTTTATGTAATACTTAAAGTTAACCTTAACCCCTTCTACTTTAAGTTAATTATAAAGAGGTGAAGATGAAGAAAGATTATTGTGAACATTGTGGTAACTTCCTAGATGACAAAGGTGTTTGTTTTGAATGTCGTATGGAAGCAGAACAGTATTATGACATGGTGAATAGTCCACCACACTATACGAATGGTAATGGTATAGAGTGTATCGACTACATCAGACAGGTATTAGGTGAAGAGGGATTCGTTTACTTCTGTCATGGTAATTTCATCAAGTACCAACACAGGTACAAGTACAAAGGCAAGCCTGTGCAAGACATAGAGAAAGCAATGTTTTACTTAGAAAGAATGTTGAAGACTTTGAAAGGACTACATGAAGTACACAATAAAAACAAAACTTAAAGATGGCTCTACTGTCTACAGATTTGTTCCACCAAAGGACGCTAAGTTATCAGGTGTCGTTAAGAACAAAACATTTCAAGATGGCAGGACAGCACGATACGAGATACCAAAACTAATTAAAGTGGTCGAAGACTTTAGGAAAGGGAAGATACTGGCAGGTAACATAGACGTTAACAGTAACCTACGTCAAGTTCTTGCTCACTACTACAAGACAGGTCAGTTTAATTCGTTATCTTTGCACACACAGAAGACGTACACTTACGGATTCAACAAAATATGTGTGACAAAGATGTTCGGCAGAGAGTTGGGAGACATAACCCTAAAATACCTCACTCCCACTCACTGCACCGAACTATATGAGACTTGGGTGAAGCAGGTGAGTGTTGACAATGCTAATCAACTCTCCAGAATCTTCTCTGTCCTGATAAACTTCTGTATATCTCTTGGTTTGATGGACAGAAACCCAATGTCTATGGTTAAAAAGAGGTCACACGAGCCACGTTCTGTCGTATGGACACAAGAACAGGTAGAATTATTCGTGGAGACAGCCTTTTCACAGTTTAAATACAGAAATATTGGATTGCTTGCCCTACTTTGCTACGAATGGGGACAGAGACCTGTTGATATTCGCCTATTGAAGTGGTCATCTATCGACTTTGACAACAAAATGGTGACAATCAAACAGACTAAGCGTGGTGCAACGGTACAACTACCTCTTGAGGATAAGTTAGAGCAACTACTTCTCCAACAAAACGAGGATTGGGGATTCCAAGATTATGTATTACCCTATCAGAGACCCTCAGACGGTGCGTACAGCGTCATTGAGCATTTCCAAGTGTCTGCCCTTGCGAATGAGGTAAAGGCTCTCTGTGGTCTTCCTAGAGAGTTACAGATGGGAGACCTTAGAAAGACAGCAATAACAGAATTGATACGCAGTGGTGTTGACCAACTGGCAATCATGTCTGTGACAGGGCATAGGAACGTGCAGAGCCTTAACCCTTACAACAAACATAACTTTAACACAGCAAAGTCTGCACTAGAAATGAGGAGAAAATGAGTGACGATGTAAAACAACAAGCCTTGGAACAGGCACAGCAAGCATACGGACTATTTATATGGTTTGTAAAATGGTTTAGTTATGTGATGATATTTATGATTGTTCTGATGTTTATGAATAATTGGTTTGACGATGGAACAGGCAGCCGATTCATGCCTGACGAGATTGTAGACGAGCAGTATGACCCAAAGGGTTTGAATAAGAAGAAAGGTATATGATGAATAAACCTTATCACAACAAAGGATTCTTTCCTGCTTTTACTGTTATTGTACTAGGCTTCTTTGTCCTACCAGTAGTTCTAATGATGATGATGGACGATACGTTTGAGAGATTTACTAAAAAGTATTTTCCAAGAGCAGAGTGTTGGGAGACAGCAAAGCATGAGAGAGTATGTAAACGATTTAATAACTGTAAATTTATGAGGAACTTTTGTGATGAATGAAGGACAAGCATTGATAAGTATGATAGTGTTACTAATTTTGTGGACACTTTTTCTTAACTTTATACTCAGAGGAGTTATCTTTGTATGAAAAGATTAAATAGCCCTCTTAATAAACAAAAGAAAAAGTTTAAAGAGTACGTACAAGATTTAATAGTAATAATAGTTGTTGTAACAGTTATAGGTGGTATGCTAGTGTACGCACACTATGACATAACAGGGATAGTAAACGGATGATATTAGAGACAGCATTAATGTGCATGGCACTCAATATGTACCATGAAGCAAAGAATCAATCTATGCTTGGACAACTTGCTGTGGGACAAGTTGTGATGAACAGAGTTGAGGATAAAAGATTTCCTGACAATGTGTGTGATGTAGTAACGGAAGCTGTCACGTACAAAGGTACAGACAAACCTGTACTCCACAAGTGTCAGTTTAGTTGGTATTGTGATGGTCAAAAAGACGAGCCTGACTTTGATAGTAAAGAGTGGTGGGATGCAAAAGAATACGCATCTATTGTTTTGTCAGGTACAATTATGCTTGATGTTACTGAAGGAGCTACACACTACCATGCAACATACGTAAGACCTGCATGGGCGAAAACAAAAACAAAGACTACACGAATAGACAGACATATTTTTTATAGGTGGGAGAAATGAAATTAACTTTACTTTGTACACTTTTAATGTTACTATCTAGTTGTGAGATGATAGTATTCTTATAGGAGAGAGAAATGGCAGACAATCCACATCAAGCGTGTCCCTTTGAGGACTGTGGTTCTTCAGACGCATTCAACTGGAATGACGATGGCTACGGCTTCTGTCACAGTTGTGGTGAGTCCTACCCTAACAAGCACAAACTACCTGTGTTTGATTGGGCAAAGCAGAGTTACCCACTAAAGAGGAGAGAAAATATTATGATGAAAGAAGTTAAGGGTGTCACCTATGATGACATCAGGGGAATAGACCCTGATATTTGTAAACTGTATGGTATACAGATACAAACAGACGCAGACGGTAAGCCTGTCCGATATGCTTACAAGTATCCACACACTGTAAAGTACAGAGCCTTTGATGATAAGTCTAAGACTTGGATAAAGGACAAGGGTGTGGGCATGAATCATTTGTTTGGTCCTGAGTTTAACTCCAACTCCTCTAATAAACTCTACGTGACCGAAGGGGAGTTTGATGCAGCAAGTCTTTACCAGATATTAGGTCAGAAGTTTTTTGTTAAGTCACTCCCCTCTGCGTCTATCGGTGAGAAGTTCATCAAGCAGAACTACAACTATCTCAACTCCTTCAAAGAAATTATATATGCAGGTGAGTTAGATGATGCAGGACGCAGAAGTGCAGAGAAGCTGTACGAATCTTTTCCTACCAAACTATACTATGTACCAATGTCAAAGTACAAAGATGCTAATGAGTTTCTCATGGCAGGTGATGGAGAAGAGTTGAAGTGGACGGCTCTCAAGCCACAGAGATACTCACCTGACAACTTCTTCTGTTCCGATGAAGAAGTGGCACAGGCTATACGCACAGAGAATCCCTACGACTACACTCCGACAGGACACACAGGTCTTGATGACAAAATTCGTGGTATAGTAAAGGGTGGCTTGACGTTCCTAAAAGCACCAAGAGGTACAGGTAAGACCGAGGTGATACGTTACTTTGAGACAGGATTGCTGAAGAATCCAGACACTAGGATTGCTCTCCTGCACATGGAAGAAATGCGAAGTACAACGTATCGTGCTATGGCTACCTACCATCTTGGTGTGAACGTCAGGACAAAGGATGATGCACAAGAGAACGGTGTGTCTGAGGATGATGTGGTCAAGGCTGCCCTTGAAGCAACGCAAGGAGAACGCACGATAGTATTCGAGATGCGTTCACATGATGACCCTCTCAAACTACTGGAGTACACACGGCTTGCGTCTACCGTCTACGGTGCAGAGTATATATTTGTTGACCACGTACAAAGACTTGCCTATCTGAGTCAGACAGGTGTTGACGGTGCTACCTCTGTTCTCACATCTCTCGGTGCAAGGATGGCACAGCTTTCCAAAGAGTTAAACATAGGTGTTGTATTTATATCACAGGTGAATGATGATGGACGTACTAAGTATGCGTCCTCTCTTGAAGAAGAAGCTATCATCTGTATTAAGATAGAGAGGGACGTAGAGAACGAGGACACTACAGTTCAGAACACAACGGATTTTATTGTTGATAAGAACAGACCTTTTGCTAGACTTGGTAGAGCAGGTAGTGTATACTATGACCCTGAGACAACACTCCTCACAGAGGATACAAGAGAAAGGGAGAGAAACGTAGCATGATAATATTTGATGTAGAATCAAACGGACTTCTTGATGATGCAACAAAGATACACTGTCTGTCGTATATTGATACAGATAGAGAGAAAGATATTATTACACTATACGACTATGACGATATGAGACTATTGTTTTCTGTAAAGAAACATTTTGTTGGTCACAATATAATACGGTACGATATACCTTTACTGGAGAAGTTATTAGATATTAAGATAGACGCAAGACTATATGATACATTACCTATGTCTTGGGTTATGAACCCTACACGAAGCAAGCATGGACTAGACAGTTTCTTCCCTGACTTTGGGATAGAGAAACCAAAGATAGATGATTGGAGCAACTTGTCTATAGAAGACTACTCACACAGATGTGAAGAGGATGTTAAGATTACACAGGCACTTTGGAATAATCTTCTACAAAGATTTATGGTGCTGTACAAAGATAAGAAAGAATTAGATAAGTTTTTCAAATACTTAGAGTTTAAGATGGATTGTGCTAGGCAAGCAGAGCATTCAGGTTGGAGAGTTAATGTTGACCTAGCCAAGAAGTGCGTTGAAGAGTTGACAGAGTTACAGAATAAAAAAGTTACAGAACTTATAGATGTTATGCCTATGAGAAAGCTGTATAGAGTACAGAGCAAACCAAAAGTGTGCTATAAGAAAGATGGTACTCTCTCCTCTCACGGTAGAAGATGGTTTGATTTATTAGAAGAGCATGGTCTTCCAGACACATACGATAAGGATGTGACAGTTGTTAAAGGTGCAGAGGAAGCCAATCCAAACTCCACTGACCAAGTGAAAGAGTGGTTGTATTCTTTGGGTTGGCAACCTTGTACATACAAGTACAACAAGAACAAAGATACAGGCGAGGAGAAGAAGGTAGAACAGGTTAGACTCAACGGTGAACTAACAGAGTCTGTCAAGTTACTAGCCAAAGACAATCCTGCTGTACAGGTCTTAGACGGTCTCACAGTTTTACAACACAGGCTAGGCATACTGAATGGATTCGTTGAGTGTGAACGTAACGGATACCTACGAGCAGAGATAGACGGACTTACGAATACCCTACGTTTCAAGCATAAGAAACCTCTTGTCAATCTCCCATCAGTAGAGAAGCCTTGGGGAAAGGAGATACGCAGTTGTCTTACAGCACCTCAAGGCTCTCTCCTCTGTGGAGCAGACATGACCTCACTAGAGGACACGACAAAGAGACATTACATGAAACCGTATGACCCTA